TAAAAACCTGCAACTTGTAACTTGCGAACATCATTGCCCGTCTTGCGCATTCGATGCGTCATACGAGTTAATGATTTAAGATCTGTTGCTCCGTTAAATACAACTAAATCTTCTGCTGGAACAAACATTGAGCAAGGTCGGCCCATTGTTAGGTCATAATAAACTTTTTTGAATGCACTACCTGCTAGTGGTAGTGAAAATAACATCCGCTCCGTTTCTGGACGAAACTCGGTCATTTCTTCCGTAAGCAAATAATTTAAATAGTTTTGTATACGATTTGCTTGCTTATATATTTCATCGTCTGCTTCGCCAACTATCTTTGTTCTTGCTGGGCCTTGCGCTGGAAACAACTCTCCAATTGCCTGAGACTGAAATCTAATAACGGATTCAGCTAGCAGGGGGTGGTGTACGCCACAAGCTCCGGGCCACGGCTCAGTGCGGTCTTCGATTTTTAAACCAAGTAGATCAAGACCTTCAACGTAGGTGTCTTCCCAATCCCTTCTGGATGCAAGGTCATCTTCAAATGCTGAAACAAGCTCAGACCCAAGCATATCGAGATCCATGTCATCCATGAACTCAGCAAGGTTTGCATCAAATGGCGCATCGTCTACTTTAGCTTTGGGATCAAAGTCAATAATCATCCCGCCATCTTCAGTCTCAATTGCAACTGAGTCGGGATTTTCTATCTCAATAACCATTGCTGGCTCAGAAGCTTCTAATCTTCCAGCCATGTCAGCCATTTCTAAAGCGTCTAGTGACTTATCTACAGCCATAGTGTTTCCCTCATCCCGGCGAGTTTAAACGCCCTAGTAATAGTTAGCAATTCGCCGTGGCTGGCTCTCTTCATAATCATCATGGTCTAGTGCAATAAAGCCGCCTTGCCTAAATCTAAGTAATGCTTGTGTTGATGAGTCAACCAAGTCATCGTGATCGCCAATAGGAAATGAGGCAAACTCTTCAATCACTTCCTCGGCCCATCTTTTCGGTGGTGCCCAAACAATGCCTGATGCAAAAAAATCTGCAACAGCGTTTACACGAGACACCTTATCATTGCCACGAGAAGGAGTGTACTCCTGTACGCTTATCCCTACAGCCCTCAATTCATAGATCAATGGCGCACCTGCGGCCTTTGCCTCCACGATAAACGCATCTGGTTGCCAATCCACATACATCTCATAGGCTCGTTTCTTGAGCGTAGGAAACTCCATACGCTCTTTTAAGGCATCTAATAGGATTATGTTGGGTGCAAGCATCCCATCATCATTCTCTTGGTAGAACACGCCCCACGTTGTACAGGCAGAATAGTCAGCCCGTTCATGTTTCATAAACGCTGTATCCCAAGACTGAATCACAAACGACACATCAGGTGGATCACGCTCTTCCCAAACTTGCCACCAATCCCGTTTAATGATTGCAGACTCTTCAGATGTAGGTTGCTGCTGGTACTGCGCTTCCCATTTAGATATAGGCAGTTCAGCCTTGAGCTTTTCTAATTCATCAATCGGCCAGTATTCAGGCCACAACGAACTACCTGACGGCAGTATTGCTGGTAACTCAATGACTTCCCAATCATCAGATCCATCACGTTGCATGGAATCTCGCGTGATTTGCCCACACAAATCCTTCTGACTCCAGCGAGTCATTACAATAATGATTGCACCTCCGGGCTGAAGACGCTGACGAGGGCCAGAACTAAACCACTCATAGGTAGAATCAAATACCTTTGGATCAGCCTGTTGTCCCTGTTGTTCTGAGTGCGGGTCATCTATAATAAGCAAATCAGCACCACGGCCAGTTACTGCACCACCAACACCCACAGAGAAATACTCACCACCACCTGATACATCAAAGCGACCAGCAGCCTTTGAGTCAGCAGTAAGTGATGTTTCGGGGAACACATCCCCAAACTCTTCACTACCAATCAAGTTTCTAACCATTCTACCAAAGCGAATAGCAAGCTCGGCGGTGTGGGAAGCCATAATAATCTTCTTCTCAGGCATCTTGCCCATAATCCAAGCTGGCAATAACCAAGAGGTAAGCTGAGACTTGCCCATACGAGGGGGCATGTTAATCATTAAACGCTTACATTCCCCACTAGCAACACGTTCAAACGCCCTTGCCATCTTCCTATGGTGTCCACCTTCCATAAAAGCTGGCCATACAGAAGCACAAAAAGAAAGAAAGTCTTCCTGCGCCCTCTCTCTACGAACAGACTTTTCCAATGCCTCCATTAAATCCATTACTTGAATACGATCAGCCGAAGAAAGCGTTGACATTCTTTCTGGTGTCAACATTTGTTTTACACTATCAAGCTGCTCAGTAATTGATGTTGACATTTATCGCACTAATCCTTTACAGAAATGTAATATTTTTTTGCAAAATTTTTGTAGACATATAAATGTAAACTTTATTTGCGATTTAGGGGGTGGGGGTCATTGGTAAAGTGGGGTGCCTGACTGTGTATATTTGTATATACGGGTAGGTACGGGACTCCTGCGCTGTGTGCGCGGGGGTGGGGGTGCGCTGGGGCGTGTAAACGCGCTACGAGCGGGACTCCTGTGCGCATTATGCGAGCGCTAGTCCGGCGCATCGAGCGCATTGGGTACGCCACGCGATAGCAATCCGTTTAAACGCTCCAAGATCACCGTAGGTGAATCCATGTCGGCCTTAGCGACCACCTGCTGCTCGACATACAGACGCGATGCCTTGCCACGATGGTGTTCGGCCTGTATAGCAGAGCTATATTGCCCAGCATCACGCGCATCATCACGCAAAGCGGCCAGCGTATCGAGGTGCTCCCGTAGGGATACCGCCCGATCATCGGCCAATTCAGCGCCACGCTTATTAATTAAGTCTACGACTTCGGGTTTTTTAACCAACTCACTCCCCTTTTTGTCCGGATTACTGGCGTAGCCAGCCATACGCGCACTCTGCGCCTGTGTACGGCCTTCGGCCACATACCTAGCGAATAGGCGTTCTTTCACGCTGACCTGCTTACCCATGCATAACCCGTAGAGCGTTTAAACTGCGAAAGTTACCCGTAGGGTAATAAACTTAGTTACGAAATAAAAGTTGACAGTTTAAACGGAATCTGGGCATAGTGATTGGCATCGACGGATTGGGCAGCCCATCTAGCCCAGCCTACCGACGATCACTGAATGGGTGTAGGCCACCTCTGGTCAGGTACCAGTGTTTCGATCTCACGGCGGATCGGAGCGAATCAAGCTGGCATTGTGTGCAAGGCAATGCTGCGAAGGCTTGGGTAAAGGATGTCGGGGCGTTGGAGTCACCTACTCCGACACGAAGTGTACCGCTGGGATAGCGGCAGCGACGTAGTCGGATAGGCCAAGAGCGTCGATAGAGTGAACCGGCTAGGTGTGTTCGCAGATCGGTATGAGGCCCGTAATGCACCAGAACGATACCGAAGGTATCTGGACTAGACGATAGATTCACTAATGTTTCTGTGTGAACAGAACAGAGAACACCCTGAGTGTTCTCGATTGTGTTCATAAAGTAATCGCAACAAAGGAGTACTGCTATGCAGTCATACAAGACACGAGAAGAATGGTTACAAGCTGCGCTTGTTATGTTGTTTGAGATGGTGTTTGCCAATGCTGGTATCTCACCCGACGCATGGCAATCCCGCCGCTACCGTGTGTCCTGCGGCTTCCCTATCGGGTATCGTGGATCTAAGAGCGGCAAGGTCGTGCTAGGTCAGGCGTTCGACGCATCAATCAGTGCCGATGGCACTATGGAAGTGTTCATCAATCCACTTGTGGATGATGTCACCGAGGTGCTGCGTATCCTGACGCATGAATTCATCCATGTTTGGGCTGGCATCGACTGTGGCCACAAGGGCGAGTTTGCCCGAATCGCTAGAGCCGTAGGCTTTACCGGCCCGATGACACAAACCCCAGCGTCCCCCGAACTGCTTGAGCAGTTCAAAGAGATCGCTGAAATACTCGGAGAGTATCCCCACGCTGCAATCGACGCCAATCTTCGCAAGAAGCAAGGCACTCGTATGCTCAAGATCCACTGCAACGAATGCGGATTCACCGCAAGAGCTTCGCTCAAATGGCAATCGACCATCACCGCCGAGTCGCATTGTCCTTCCTGCCACCTCGCCGGATGCCTAGTCACAGACTAGGTTTCCACACTGTTTAAACGCAACAAAGGAGTACGAACTATGTTCGATCATTCTAACACAATCGAGCCACGCCGCCTAAACAAACTAACCGAGCGGTTAGTCGGTGTGAGTGACGGCATCCAACGCGGATCGGAGATTGCGATCATCGCTGATGTGCTGACTCGTGATGAGCGTTCCGCTCTGTCCCTGCTTTGCACCCTGTACCGCCTGTCCCCCCAAATGCCTGTCGAAGACAAGATCGCCCTCTGGGTACATGGCCCTGATGGTGGCAAGGCAGCTACGCTGACCGGCGATGATCTGGATCGCATGGTGGCCCAAGTCACCGAGCGGCTTGAGTCTAAGATCGAAGATCTGGAGCGTCAGGTGGCGGCTACCCGTACCGTCCGACACGAGATCGTGATCGGTGATGAGATCGTAGATCTCGGTGATGTTCATGTTCACGAAGTGTTCGATGAGATCCTACCTACGGTAGCTGTTGGCGAGAACGTGTACTTGGTCGGCCCTGCTGGATCAGGCAAAACCACCATTGCGAAGCAAGTCGCTGAAGCGCTTGGCTTGGACTTCTACTGCTACGGTGCGATCAAGTACGACCACGACGTAGTCGGTTACGTCGATGCCACTGGTGCTTACTCACAAACCAACTTCTACAAGGCATTTAAACACGGTGGCCTCGTCCTAATGGACGAAATGGACGCATCATCCAGCAATGCGCTGCTGGCCTTGAACGCTGCGCTGGCCAATGACTTTGCCAGCTTCCCCTTGGGGAACGATGGCGAGGGCGGCATGATCGAAAAGCATCCCAACTTTGTCGTGATCGCTTCGGCCAACACCTTCGGTCACGGTGCATCTGCACAGTATGTGGGACGCAATCCCATGGACATGGCAACGCTTGATCGCTTCTGCAACGTAACCATGGGTTACGACGAGTCGCTAGAGCGAGCCATCGCTGGCAACGATACTTGGGTGGACTATGTCCAAGCTGTTCGCCACGCCGTGGCACATCACAAGATGCGCTATGTGGTAAGCCCAAGGGCTTCGGTCAAGGGTGCCAAGCTGCTAGCGGCTGGCGTGTCACCGCAGCGTGTGGCGGCACAGACGATTTGGAACAAGGGCTTCAGTGAAACTGACAAGCAGAAAATCATGGATGAAATCGAAGTCGGTATCATCGCTAACGTGGAGGCAGCGTAATGAGCATAGCAACGTACAACGCAACATGGGACGAGTGCATGGCAGATATGCACCGTGATCCGAACGAGGCATGGGGCGATGAGCCATCATCGGTCAGCGGCACTCACGAGTTCACCGGATCTAATTCCTTTGAGGAATCACAGCAGCTTGCGATCAGCGGTTGGGCAGAGGGGCGCGATGCCATGGACGCCGACGTTGAGTTTGCCAAGGCAAAGGAGGCATCGTTTAAACGTCCTGAGTGGGAGTATGGCATGGCAGGTCAGCGCGTTTGTGTCCCCAGCTACGCTGCCGGAGCGCCAATGCACATGATGTTCATGGACGATGAGGACGCCAAGCCGCTACCGATTGTGCGAATCTACTGCGACATCGGCGCTGTGTGGTACACCAGCACTGAGGCGATGATCCGCAAGGGTGCCGCAGTGGTTGCACTGATCGACCAGATCGAACGGGCTGGGCAGCGTGTCGAGTTGATTGCTACGCAGATCAGCAAGACGCATCGCCAGTATGATGAGCAGCACATCTTCATCACGGTCAAGCAACCCGACGAGCCGCTTGATCTTGATCGCATCAGCTTCGCTGTAGCACACCCCAGTATGCTACGCCGAGTGTGCTTCCGCATCATGGAGTTCACCTACGACAAGCCAGTATCTGGCTACGGCAGTGTCGAGGAGATGAAGGACATCCCAGAGGATGCCATGTACCTACCGCCCATGCTTGGCGACACAGGGTACGAGGACATGGACGCAGCGCTGGCCACGGTCAACGACGCATGGACTGAGAGCGCGGCCTACCAACAGGCCGCTTAGAAATAATGCTTGACAGGTGATGCTGTCTCGTATTACTACTGTAAACCATCGCAACAAAGGAGAGCCGCGATGACCTGAACCTAAGCCTTCCACCGTCAATCACCTCACATGAGTGGCGGGTCATGGGCATGGAGTCTGATGTGGGGTGCGCCTTGGGAAGTCCGACCAAGGGTAAGCGACAAGAGATGCGACCTCATGGGCCATATCAATAAGCCCCAGCAAAGCCTCGGCATTCTATTTAAACGCAACGAAGGAGTGTCAACTATGTTGATTTCAAAACGACAGCGCAGACAACTGATCGAAGATCAACCGAAAACGAAACAGCGTCGAATGAATAAGTGGATCATCAAGAATGATCTGAACATCGACCAGACATGGGAGGCCATGCTTGAGATGGATGACCGCACATTCGCGGCGTTCCGCAGGATGGTTGACGCTGTGACTTTAGAACGTGGAACCAAGGAGTAACTATGTTAATCGAAAAGCAATCGCTGTTCTCAGGCAAGACCCACATCATGGATCTGCCTGTCACCCAAGAGCAAATCGCTCGTTGGGAGGAGGGCGCATTCATACAGGATGTGATGCCCGAACTGTCCGAATCTGAGCGTGAGTTCCTGATCTCAGGAATGACCGACGAGGAGTGGACTGAGTGCTGGGGAGAGGAGGAGTAACCTCCTTTCTCTAATCTGTTTAAACGCAACAAAGGAACAACCATGACCAAGCCTAACGCAGCAATCGCACACTTCCTGATCGGACTCGACGGGAAGGACGCCAACACGGAGAGCCGCGAGGGTAGCCTGTATCTACACGGCAACCTGATCGCTCAACGTGATGATGACAAGTCGGAGATCTGGATCTCTAACGCCGGATGGAAAACTCAACTAACGCAACGGCGTTTAAACGAACTGCTCAACAAGATGCGAGTCGCAGCGAAGATCGCAACTCGTGACGGGCAGCAGTACATAGATCATGTGGTCGATGGCAAGCTCAAGTCCACGCTACTCGTTGGCTTCAACGAGGTTGCTCAGACCGCACTACGTCAACGATGGGGGCATTGATGAGCAATCTTAGACTCGCATTAACGACGGGCATCCTGTCCGTTATCGGCGCAATCAACCTGTGGGTGGGGCTGTATCTGTGGGATACGGCACCCGACTACCTCATCAAACTGTGGGGTGGTGCGTGGCTGGTGCTGTTCGTCTGCGTGACGTTCACAACGAGCGCTTGCACCGTGGTGTTATTGGCATCCGCCAAAACTAAGGTTGACAAATGATTCTCAATAGGTTACTATAGTAAACCATCGCAACAAGGGAGACTCCAATGTATTGGATAAGCAAGAAAAAACATTCGCTTCGCATAGCCATCGGCAAGAAGCGTCTTCGTGACTTCAAGCCAGAGGAAGGGTGCGAGTATCACGTTCGCACCAGCAGGAAGTCGCCAGACTTTTGTGATTTTGTGCCTGTTTACGTCGGCACGAACGGCAAGCTGGTTAAGACTGATACATTCTCGTCGGGCTGGTTCTAAGGAGGTTACATGAGCGAGATATACACAGACAAAGACTTTGTCTTTGAGATAGTGCCAACGCCACGGCAAAGCGACATGAAAATCTTTGCCATAGTCAAGGACGCTGCGCCCCATGATTGGACAGATGAGCAGGTAATGGACAACGTCAAGGCTATGCAACGTGAGTACGACGAAACGACAACCTACCTGTCGCCTATGTTCCAAGTCCTGCGCCGTGTCCTCTCGGACGAGCAGCATGGGTTTGGCGACAACGCGCCAACCTACCTGTCAATCAAGCGCAATGACCGTGAGCCATTGAATAATTGGCGAGCCAAACAGCACATCAAGAACGCAGTGCTAGGCGATCACTGGGAGGCGGTGGAACTGTATCCGCAAGAGGATCGGCTGGTTGATACGAGCAATCAGTATCACCTGTTTGCATGGGAGGCTGTGTTTCCCATATACCTGTTCAACACTCGTGAGGTGTGGAGCAAAAAAGAATCCGAGGATCGCAACAAGCGACTCGGCATGACAACAAAGCAACAATAATGTTTAAACGCAACAAGGAGAACCCGAAAATGCGTAATCACTACGGCCATACGCCACAAGAGCAAGCCCGATCAGAGATCTTGGATTTGCTTGAGGCGCTAGCAAAAGCAGATGGAGATCGCAACCCTCATGTTGAGACTCCATCTTTCAACACTGCGAAGCGTAAGCACTTCGCTCGACTTTATTACAAGCTGGCAAACCAGTGGGACTTTGAACCCGCTGGAACAGCGTTAGAAGTTTAAGGGGTAAGGCATGATCGAACACTACCAACCACGCATCGACGAGATCCAAGAGAACCTAGCGCGTGATGACCTTAGCAAGCGCGAGAAGATCCTGTGGGTTTTCAAGATCAGTAAACTCAGCGACAAGATCCTATCGGATTTTGATAAGCAATTTGGCTATGACCTACGGTGGCCACGAGTCAAGGCACAAGTGGAATGGCTGGACAACTGGGAGCGAGCAGAGATGAGACTCCTTTTAGAAGAGGAGGGCGCAGCATGACACCTAGCTGGATATTCGACAGGCTTGAGCAAGGACTTCCCTTGGATGTGTACCAATATCTTGAGTGCTATCACGCCGACTTGCGCTACCAGTACGACGCTGGTGGCAGGAACTATGTGAACGACTGCTCTAGCGGTACGCCTTACTTCGACAGCGAGGACGAGGCCAAGACATACATCGACAATCTGGCTGCTGTGATACAGCAAGGCAGAGCAGCCGCATGATCTTCAAGCGCAACAGGATGTTGTGGATTGAGGTTGAGCCAGCGAACGAAGACGATGTCATCGACCTATCGAAGATGTCCGAGCTTGTTGAGTCAGCCTTGAGAGATGAAGGTGTTACGAAAAGTAAACTCACCAAGGTGGTGATTGAAGTTTCATATGAGAAGGAGACAGGCAATGGTCACGATAGACCTAAGCGAACAAGACGGTAACGCATTCGCGTTGATGGGTCACGCCAAAAACTTTGCAAGGCAAATGGGATTGGATGGCGATGAGATCGTTTACGAGATGCAGCAAGGCGACTACGAGGATTTAGTCGATGTGTTTAAACGATACTTCGACGGGGTCGTGGAGGTCATTGATCACGAGGAGGATGAATGGGAGTAAACGAGAAAGGGCTACATCAGATACGCTATGTGCTGATCCGCTACAGCCAGTACGGGTCAGCCTATGAGGTGTTCGATAAGCATGACATAGGACTGCGTAAATTCGCAGAGGAGGCCGAGAGTGAGATGCGAGCAGGGCGTGTCCCATCAATCACACTCAAGGCGCATGAAACGAAGTCGAACCAAGAGGAACGACATTCGTTATCGAAAGATGGGTTTGATAACTAGCAACAAGGAGATATGCATGAATATGCAGAGACAGAAGAAGATTGTCGATGAGACGATGGAGATTTGCAGAGGGTTTATCCGCAAGACAGAGCAGCAAAGCATGGATGTGTTTAAACATGCTGATTCTCATGGTGAACTCGATGCGATGTTTGCTCGCATGGTGATGATCGTTCACGATCAGTTGATGGAGATAGATCTCTCGGAATCATACAGTTCGGTGAAGAACAATATGCTGCTGCAATGCCTACACGTTATCCGCAGGGCGCACGCCAGAGCGCTGGAGGGCTTGATCGAACATGAACGTATGCTTGCAGCGAAGGAGTCGTTGACCAGTGCGAAGCATTAACCGGCACGTTGCGGCAAGGGGCGCGGCCATGATCCTAGCGGTCATGGCTTTCCTCTGTATCAGCGAGCAGGATTTCGTAGAGCAATGCACAAGCGATCCAGTTTGTGCGTCCAAACATATTCGTAAGTAGGTAACACATGAAGATTTCAGAACTAAGAACACTCGCCAGCGATATGGGTGAGAAGAAGATCGTGGGCATGATTAAGAAAGAAGTGACCAAGGCTCGCAAGGATGATGGCATGGTAGCCATCTGTGACATGGTGGATGGGCTGCTTGCAGCCATAGATGAGAAGAAGAAGGAGAGTGCCAGTGAGTAATGTTTACAACATGAGCGGTGAGAGGGTTGATGTGGGCGAGGATGTAGACTTGGATCGTACTGTACGCATCCAACTACAGTCGCCATCACACAACATCTTAGGCGATGTTCAGAACTTTGCCATGACTGCCAACGCCGAGGAACAACTGCTTGATGCGATGACTCCAGAGCGTTTAAACGAATGGGTTGAGTCAACGCTCCGACGATTCAACGGCATGGATTGGGGTGTCATCTGTGATGAGGACAAAGAAACAAACCTAGTCAGCGCCAAGCGTGGTGGCATGGTGATGGGTCAGTACCCATACAACGACGCAAAAGATCTGGTGTGGCTGATCTTGGATGCGGGGCATGAGACTCTCACAGTCCTGATGCCAGAGGACTACTGATGTCTGGCGCACCGTGGATAGCCGCAGCGCTTCACCTACGACGCAACGGGAGTACGCTCAAGCAGATCGCGGAAGAGATCAGCGTACCCCTTAGCACAATGAGGCCGTATCTTTTGAGCGCGTTGACAGAGGATGAGTACCTGTCTCTAAAGAAACCGACACGCAACTCTGAACGGGCTGACCGCATAAGGTCGGCCATACGGGAGGGCGAGCGCAGCATGGCAAGCATCGCAGAAGACGAAGGCGTTAGCCGTCAGTATGTTTACTCGGTCAAGTGGAAACTTGAAGGCGCTGTGGATAAAGCGATCAAGGATCTAGGTGACAAGGATTATGTCGATGACAAGGTCGGCATCCTTCAATCCCAAGACGAGAGGAACAAAGCCATTGAGGAGATCGAAAGAATGCTTGACGTTTAAACGCTACTCCAATTGCCGCAGGTGTCTACGCACCACATTGTAGACACTTGACGGCGCAATCTTCACTGCTCGCGCAATCTCTGCCTGAGTCACGCCATCACGATAAAGCCTAGCTACCCTCTCAACTTCCGCTTCCGTCAAAGGCTGGCGCTTTTCGTAAACCTTTGGTTTTTCAAACCGCTTATGCACATCATCCTGTGCGCGTATCGCTCTCAAAAACTTTGCGCTCATCCCGATAACCCCACTGTTGGTGTCCGATAACTACCGTCAACGTAGTTGTATTTGAGATCAACTGTCCCCACCCTGCCGCTCTGCTTGAATCTTATCTTCTTCACATGCACTCGGATGTCATCCGATCCCTCCGTGAAATCCCTTTCCACAATCAAAATATTGTCTGCCTTGTTATAAAAGTTTGCTGATCCCGCTATATCGTATGGCTCTGGGACAGGGAACGTCCCATCCTGATTCCTTCTCAGCTTCGCTGGATGGGCAACTAGAAATATCGCGCACTCGTTTGCTGCTGCCCAACGCTTGAGTGAGGCTAGCATCTGCGATACATACTCGGTTTCCGTCCACCCGCTGGGGCGACGGTGTTCAAACTCGTTGTACGGATCAAGGATCAGACCGCGCACGTTTGGGTAACGCTGCACACACGCGGTTGCATTCTCCAGACACCACTCCACAGTGGGCGCTTCGTCTTCGGATCTGATCCAGTAGTAGTGCTTGCCGATGAAACTAGCCGCCTCCGACCACTCGTTGTGGTTCATCTTCTCCCCGCTACGCACATCCCACGCTGGCTTGCCGACATACTTAGCCGCCAACTTATTAATGTGTTCGTCAACTGGGTTCTCAAAGGAACAAACCGCGAACCTCCAATCCTCCATTGCCGCAAGGTTTAAACAGATTTGATCTAGGAATTCTGACTTACCAACTCCCGGCGCTCCACTGATAATGTTTAGCTCGCCAGCCCTCACCCTATAGTTGAGATCCAGCGCATTGATGCCTGTGCTGACACCAGTTTTCACATCACCGTTCAGCAATGCGAAAGCATCATTCACATATGAGCGTGTCTCATGCAAAGCTTTTAATGGCCATGCTTCTGCGCCATCCACAAACTCCTTGAACTTCTCCGCGCCGTAGCCAACGAGCATATCGTTAGGATCTTTGCAGCCCTCTGGCCAATCAACCCGCCAACATCTATGCCTACCCAACCTACGCGCAAGCTCATTGCGCATTGCGATACCAACGGAATCCCCATCCGTGAGCAAAACAATCCTCTTGAACTGCTTCAACTCCTCTTCCAGATCCTCCACCCACAACAGCTTCTTGTCGCTCGCACCATCAGGTACGCTGATGACGTTGCTGTACCCCGCCTCCATGCATGTTAATGCATCCACCTCACCTTCGGTGATAATCAACTGATCGTTGCTTGGCTCAATCAGGTTCCATAAATAGGGGAGCCTAGCTCCATTCTTGATCTGGCTGAACTCCTTTTGATTGCTTCGGAACTTGACGTTGATGATCTTGCCGCCGCAATCCCTATGCACAAACGCAATAGCTCGCTTGCTCTCTCCGTTCATGTACGCGCTACCTGTCTCTACTCCAGCCATCTCGACAACCTTGCGGGAGATACCTCGGTCACTGAACCATTTGATCACACCCTCGCTTGGCTTTTCCAAATCAGGTATGACCGGCGGCTCCTTTGGCTTGACCACTTCAGGCCGCTTGCTCCGTTTAAACGGGCTACTATTCATGCTGTTCCTCCAAACATTTCCTGTCCAATCGCAGTGATGGCAACGCCATTGCGCCCCTTCACCGTCAATAGAAATTGACAGACAATGCTCATGTTTATTTTTTGTACGGGTGCTACTGCACTTGGGGCAAAGTATTTTTGATTGCCCCTCAGACAGCGCATTGATGGCGAAGCCTTCGCTTGCCAGAGAATCCCAGAAGTCCACGGCTAGGGAGCCGTCTTGAATCTAACGCGACCATCGGGAGTTATCTTTCTCCCGACAGGGTCAGTCCTGTTCTCCAGTGCAGCCTTGGCATCTTGCTTGGCAAGGTAGGCTGATGTGCTAAGGAACCAGCGTTGCTGGGTCTTGATCTCTGCGTCGTATGTGAGCCAATCGTCACGCGATTGCAGAACTGCATCTAGGTTTGGAATGTTTTTGTAGCTGCTTACCCACCGATCATAGTCGGCTGGTTTCAGCTTGATAGTATTGCCGTTGAATTTATATTCCGTCGAACTCGCCATTTCTAATTTGCTCCTTTGTTGCGATTTGGAACTGTCTCATTTCGTAATGATTCACAGGCTCCATGTCCTGCTTATCTCCCCTGTCTTTCCTGCCGCCCCATTGAATTGAATCCGGTTTGGCATCCACCATACTCAAGTAGCCCACGGTTCCGCATGACCACTCCACAATTAAAAATACATCTAATCCGGTTGCACTTGCAAGAGCTTTCGCGCTTGCCACCTTGTGGCTGCTAATCATATACGTTGGGAACGTACCGAAAGGATGCGTTCTTGTTTTGATTTCACCGAACCCCTCAACCTCTCCTGCATCGTTAATAAACGAGTAGTCGATGGTGTACATTTTTGGGTTTGGCTTTGCTTGAATGTCCCACATCACAGCGATTTTACCTGCCAACGCGCTTTCGCGCTCGCGGTCTTTGCTTGTTTCGTACACTGGCCTCATAAGAGTTACCTCTGTTGCGATAGTTAGATCGGATGGAGAGAGAAGGACGCTCCCCCCAAACCCCCCTCATCAAAGGAGATTGGAGAGAGAAAGTCAGATCGGACGGAGCCGAGCATGGACATTACCGCGAATTTATATAGCGCCCTTGCGGTCTTACCCCCTTGCGCATTCCTTGCTTTCTTAAAAAAGCACAGTCACAATCCCCTTGTCAACTTCTCATCACAACTTGTTGACATCCTTTGTTGCGAAGGACGGCTCATCGTCACGCCCCGTTTGTGGCGATGGGCCAATTTCGTTGTGATCAATCTCCGTAATAGTTATCTCCGCTCTGGGATTTTCTTTGTCCAGAAACCTGCGGCTACTGATTTGTTTAAACTGCCTGTCGTTTTCATAAAGCAAGCCCTGCATCGCATCGAGCAGGATACTGGGATCGAGATCCTGTCTGCGTGTTGGGTAGTAGATGTCTGCGTGGAATGACAGGTCGCCTTCCAGCATGT